CTAACTTACCAGTTTTACCGCTCATTGCTTTTGAACTTCTCAATGCAGTTTGTTTCATCTCGAATTCTTTTGCCATGTGAGCAACAAGTTTCTTGTTTTTCTCAATCAAATTCTTAGAAGACTTGACAGCTCTATTTTTCATACTGTCAACTTCATCTTGAGGCCTCCTATAGCCAGTTACATTGTTCCAAAGACCTTTGTCCCAGTCTTCAATCATTTGCTTGTAACCAACAACTTTGTGTTCAAAGTTATTAGAATTAACAAATGCTTTCTTGACATTAATCAGAGTTCTGACTTGGTTGTCTTCTGAAAGAAACTGGTCTTCATTGTTATGTGCATTGTGTTCTGTAATCGACTCTCTGGCACCGTCTTCTTCATCGTAATCTGAACCTTGACCATCACCACCCTCTTTACCAGTGGTTTTTTGTTGTTTAGACTCTTCTTCGTCTTCTACATCGTCCTGCTCTTGTTCGTCATTGTGATCATTACCATCGGTGTAATCCTTTATCTCGGGAAGAGAATCTTCGTCTTCGTCTGAGTCTTCTGAATCATCGTAAGAGTCACTAAAATCATCCGACTCTTCGTCTTCGTCTGAATCGTCATCATTCCACTCGTTACCGTCTTCGTCTTCTTCTTCTCCGTCCATAGACATTGTCTGAGGAACTAATGCTTCATCGTCTTCATTTCTTGTTTCGTTCTCTTTAGAGTATTCGTAAATTGCTTCAGCACAAACCACAACTTCATCCCAAGTCTCACAGGCATTTGCCATGTCCAAGAATTCTTGTTCGACCTTGGTTAACGGAATACTGATTCTTGCTCCGACCTTAGTGATAAGATTGATTTTGTCGATCAATGAAAGTTCTGTAAGGTTTCTATCTTTGATTCCAAAGAAGTCCATATCCATCAATTCGTTATATGCAGTGAAGAAAGATTTTCTAAGACCTTGATATTTGTTTTTGATTGCTTTCTCAATCCTAACGTCTTCAACAACATTAAGATATCCTTTAAGTGTTCTGTTTTTTGTTACGGCACTATGTACACCTTCATATGGAGTGTGTAATGCATGACCAACTTCGTGACCCATGAACAAGTCGTATAACTCGTTTGAGATATCGTCTTTAAGAATAGGACAACAAAGTATTCTATTCTTCATATCAAAGTATGCAGTAGGCACCTTCTTATGCACGATTGTTAAGTCTTCCGTTGCCATTAGTTTGGCAAGTTGGTCTTTTTGATTTCTGATTTGATTTGTCATAATTTATTTGTTTCCCGATTCAGACTATAGTATACCAAAAAGTGAGACCCATTGTCAAGTTTATCTTTTTAGGGTGACGAACTTTCGTCTTGTTTTGGAGAATTGCTTCATAGGAGACTTGAAGATTATCTCTTCTTTAGTTCCTGTTTTGATGTATCCAATATTCTGACTCTTTTCATTGAATATGTAAGTGTGGTTTTTGCAGGAGTATGTACCCCAATCTGTAATTTCTTTTAAATAAGTGTTTGCCATTATGCGTCTCCTAAAAAGTATTGTTGACCTTCATCAGTCAAGTAGTAAAACTTTCCCCAGCTATTCATTCGTTTGGCCTTTACTTGTTTAAACAAGAAAACTCTTATCTTATACAGTTCACTATACATACTTGGACTCAAATCTTCTTTATATCTCAGAAGATTCACTAACTCTTTCCGAGTAAGGCTTCGAGAATGTTCACTTAGAAGTTTTACTGTTAATTTCAAAAGATTTTCTGACAACATTATATTTCCTCTTGATTTTTCATTATATACATAGTATAACAAAAAGTGGTAGTCATTGTCAAGTTTTATTTTAGAATTGGGTGAGTAAAACCCTTGGTGCTGTAATACTGTATTAGTATACAACGCACAACGGAAACACTTGAGTTGTTGATGTTAGAGAGGTTAGTGAGGTTTAAGTCACTATTGTTGAGGTGGATGTTTAACAGTTCAGTATTGGTCATAATCTCTCTCTTTTCTCAATTTGTACAGCCATTATAACAAAAAGTGAGGGTCACTGTCAAGTTTTATTTTCGATATTTGGGGATTAATTGGTACACCCTAGTGGATTCGAACCACTGACCTACGGCTTAGAAGGCCGTTGCTCTATCCAGCTGAGCTAAGGGTGCATTTCCAATTAATATGGTCTTGAGTCGTCTTGATTTCTTAGGTCGAAATGGTCTTCTTGTAGATTGGGAGTTCTATTGTCTGTAAGGATTCTATCGGGATTCGTGCTGAACCACATTGCAATAGTATGTCGTGGACATCGTCTAATAGGATTGACCCCATGTTCAAGGTATATACCTTGGAATAATACCCCCTCACGGGCCCTAGGATGGTGCGTGTAACGTTCTGCGGGGAAGAAGGTCTCTCCACCTTCAAATTCATCGTTTAGGTATAAGATTAGAGTCCATTCCCTGCTAGGGATATCCTCTATTAAGTCATGTTTTTCTTCTTGAGTTGAATAAGTATCCAAATGTGGGGTTTGAAATCCACCAATTGGCCATTCATTTAGAGAAATCATTTCGGGATACACTACTTGATCTGTGCATTTACGAATATCACCCACACACTGATACGAAATCCTGTTGAAGATGTCTCTCACCCACTGGGTGTGTATGTGTACGTAATCTATCCCACGGTAATCACTACCGTCTCCGATACTACGTTTGTGGTGATGCGTCTTGTGGTAGTGTACTAGTGCCTGTTGTTCCTGCTGACTCACGAGGTTCGGAATCTTTAGCAGATTGAACGGACTGGATGTACTTTGCGACGGCTGCTCTTTTTTCATATTCTAATCGTTTCGCTTTTTCTTTTGGTCGCGACTTTAATGCACGATCTAGTTTCAATTTGGAAGCACGTTGTAAAAACACGATTCCGTTTAAATGATCAATTTCATGTTGAGCACATCTTGCTCCAATATTTTCTAACATGAGAAAATGTTCTTCTCCATCCGAATCCTGATACTTCATTTCAACGACTCTTGATCGTTTTATCATGAGGTATATATCAGGGAAAGATAGACACCCTTCTTTAAGTAGGTCTGTCTCTTGTGATACTTTGGTGATTTCAGGATTGAAGAAACACTGGATTCCTGCGTCTGCAGTTCTCATTACAAAACATCTAACATCTAACCCCACTTGGTTTGCACTCAAACCGAGGCCACCAAATTTGGTCATTGCCTCTCCAAGTTTTACTTCCACGTCCTTTGGGTCGTGTGATGGGTTTTCGAAATCTAACACCAGTGGTGGTGTTCTTAAGACCTTTGAGGCCTCCTGAATCAATTCGTACATAATTATCCTGTTATACTAGTGATACCATTCCACCAGTTTTGGTTATCTTCACTTTATCGAGCTTCACGCCAAAGAAGTTCATTAATCCCCTGACTGCTTGTCTACCTAGTTTGTAAATGTACTGGAAAGCTTTCTTGACTCTTTCTAAGATAGCTTTCATTGCCTTACCAACTTTACTGATAACTGACTTTGACACATCTTTAACTTTACTTACAAGTTTATTAAATAATGCAAACTCGTCTAGTTGTTGCATGTCTTCTGTAAGTAACCCTTCTTTGTTTATCTCTTCCATAATTATACTACGGAAAGTATCATCTGCATAGGAGGCATTAACCGCTTTTAAACTTGTCAGCTTTAATTTTCTAGTTCTCAATGAAAGATATGGTTTGGAACTATTACCACCACCACTCTTAAAGGACACATAAAAATCATTACCCTTTGCAAGTACCATTCCGGCTGATGCAGCCGTGTCTAGTTTTAATGTATCTGATATACTACCACTCTCTTTGAACACTACTACTAAGTTTGCAACTGCCTCGGGGGATGGTGCAAATTTACTTCTACCTGTTGCAGCTTCAAATGCAACGTGTGATTTAAAAGGTAGTGATTGAAATATCTTGTCTAATTCATCATTGATTTCTTTTGCTTGTAATCGACCTTGGTCTAACTCTGCAATTCTCTCCAATTCTTTGTCTGAAAGGTCAGTCTTTCCTCTCAAAGCGTCAATCGATTTAACTGAACCTTTATTTGTTAATGTAATCATCTTCTCTTCAAGAGTATCCATAACCTTTTTGATTTCCACCTTTCCTGCTGTAGATTCTCCAAACTCCTCTTGGGCAGCTTTAAAGGTTGCAAGAACCTCTTCTTTCTTACCCGACATCAACTGAGAGTTACCATGCATCTTAAGTGATATGTGTTGTTTACCGTCTATTAAATCTGTTTTAGGTGTCTTGTTAGGTGCATCCCATGTTGCGGATGTTGCAGCGGTTGATGAACCTAATTGTCTGAGACTCTTAACCTTAAGTTTACTGATAAATTCCTTGCCTAGTTTTATTGCTTGGAGTTCGTAATCAGGCCAAAACTTTTCTGCACGTTCCCACTCAGCTCCAATGTTATATTTAAGACCATTGATTTGGTTTACTGCAACTGCAATGAGAGATTCCCAATCTTCTCCACTAGGATTCTTACCACCTTCTCTATTAGAAAGGCCGTTCATATCCTTACTAATGTCACCGATTTTACCAATACCCCAGTTAGTCTTCAGGTGTTTTCTAATTGCAGGCTTGTCTTCGATAGCATCTTCACTATCCACTGACATAAGGGTCTTTAATGCAAAGTCATCCTTTGAAATTGCTTTCATCTTTCCACCAGCTTCTAATTCAAGTTCACCCTTGACTGCTTTGTCTAAGAACTTATCTTTATTCTTGCGTTTATAGATATCCTCGAAATTTGCTGCCATCGGGGTTTCGGTTAACAGATGTTCTTTAAATGTTTTCATAATACTATTTATCTATTCTGCAACTCGTGAGAAGTTTTTATGCTTCTCAAATCGAATAACATTGTTAAATTTATCGTAGAGTGCTTCACCCTTGTGACTAATTATAAAACAGTTAGTCTTTTCTGTCAAGGTGTTTAGTAACTTTAAGAAGTCATCTGTGCCGTTTGTGTCTAAAGACGAGTCGAACACTTCATCTAAAATCAATAGGTTAGTGTTCACACTATTCTTCATTCTTGCAATAGTTCTCCACGTAAACAGAAGGGCAAGGTCAATCCTCATCTTCTCTCCTTGGGAGAAATTGTCGTACTTGAATACGTCTCGGAATCTAGACTTAATAGTCTCTTCAAAAGATTCGTCTAATTCAAACCCAACAAAGAACTCTAGGGATGCAAGGTATTTATTAATCATGTTGTTCATCACTGGAACGTACTGTTTGATTATCTTCTGTTTAACACCTTGATCTCTGAGCAATGTTTGTGCAATGTCGTAGTAGTGTCCCTGTGATACAAGGGACTCTTTTTTAGAGTGTAGTATATCCAACTTCTCTTCGTTGTCGTCAATCATATCCTGTGCATTGTTATTAACCGAAGCTTCTGTCTTTAGGTCTTCAATCTCTTTCTGAAGTTTGCCGATGTACTTTTGGTTTGAAACAATTTCTGATTGGAGAACTGAGATTTGTCGTTGAAGGGAATCTACTCCTTCTTGGACTCTTCTAATCTCCTCCATTCTATTGGTGGAATCTTCGATGGTTCTGGCGATTTGCTCAAGTGCAAGTGCCAACTCTTCCTTCTTTGCCTGTTTCTCTGCAACGTGAGTTTCTTTGTGTTCCTCATCTAAATCCTGCTTACAGGTTGGACAATTATCATTTGACTCATAAAATTCAATCTCCTTAATAATGCGTTGTCGTTTAGTTTCCAGTGTTTTGGAAATATCCATTGCTTGTTTAAGTCGGTCACCTTGTGGGTCTCTATCAGAGATAGAACTGGTCTTCTCTCCGATAACGGTAGTCTTCTCGTCTACCTTTCCTAAAAGGTCTTCAATATTCGTGTTGGTTTCGTTGATAGTTGTTTCAAACTTACCAATCTTATGATCTCGGTTCTCACGTAATGCTTCTAGTTGTGAGGACAATCCTTGAATTCTTTCTTCCATGATATTTATCTCATGGACGTTCTCTCGAATCTCTACAGTGTGGTTAGATACTCTTTTTCTCAGTATATCACTCATCGTACTAAAGATACTAATATCGAGTAGGTCTTCTACAAGGTTTCGTCTGTCCTTGGCTTTCAACTGCATAAAGGGGACGAAGTTTGCACTACCTAGAATTGCAACTTGTGTAAATGAACGATACGACATCTTGAGAATGTTCTTCTCTAAGTGTTCTTGATAGTCTCTTACTGTTGCGTCTTGATTAACGAATACACCATCCACGTGTATCTCAAATTTGTTTGGTTTTGCACCACGGATAACTTTGTATTCACGTCTACCGATAGTAAACTCTACTTCTACTAATAGTCCTTTCTCGTTTACACTATTAATAAGGAGTTCTTTCTTGAGGTTTCTGAACCCACGTCCATACAAACCAAAGCACATTGCGTCTAGTAGTGTAGATTTCCCTGCACCGTTCTCACCTAGAACCAGTGTAGTTTGATGGGAATCCAGTTGTATTTCGGTAAAGTTATTACCCGATGAAAGTAAGTTCTTCCACCGTACTTTTTTAAATATAATCATAAGTAGTTGTGCTGATCTAAAGCTTCATTATACAATGAAGTCATCAATTCGTTAAGGGGTTTTTTCTTCCCTTGTATCTCTAGTCCGTCAACATATTTTCCTAGTATAGTAAGAGTGTCTTCAATGTCTTCCATATCATCGTCACCAAAGAAGTCCATGTGTTTGTTGTCATCAACTACTTGTAAGTGTAACGGATTTTGTGCGTGTACTTTATCAAGGAATGTGTCGAACCAATATGGATTGTCCTTATTAATAACGATAAGCTTTACAAACTTTCCTGCAACATTTGAGAAATCCATATCATTAATGTCTTCGAATTTTTCGAACTTAGTGTCGTCATAGAAGACTTTCTCGAACATCGTGATCGGATTATGAACAGGTAGTATCTCCAAAGTCTCCGTATCAAAGATGTGGAAGTACTTGTTGTCATTATAGTCTGACCAAGTGAATTGCATTTGAGAACCTAGGTATCTAACATTGCCCACTTCAGATTTATGGTGGAAGTGTCCACTCAACACTTGTTCAAATCTTTTTAGGTATGTGTGATCTAGTCCATGTGGACAATTAAATCCAGGCTGCATCAATGCACCTTCGATCTCAAAGTGTCCGAAACAATGTGTACTGGGTGCGTTCAATAAGAACTCAACTGAGTCTGCATAGTTCTCGGGATTAATCCACGGTACTAGTGCAAGTTTAAATCCATCGTACTCTTTAATTTGAGGTTCTTGTATCACATTGATGTTACTCTCATTGAACAGTAGCAGTTCGGGGGAGTTTACATCGTTGGTGTTCTTATAATAGGTGTCATGATTACCCAAGATCAAATCCATGTGAATTCCTCTCTTGACCAAAGGGTCAATAAAGTGCTTCCTATTCTCTGCAAGACTGGAGAAGTTGATATACTTCCGTCTGTCAAAGTAATCTCCCAAGTGGATAACTTGTTTGATATCATGTTCATCTAGATATGGGAAGAAAACTTCCTCGTAGAAACGACCTTGATACTTTGCCATTTCTATCATATCCGACCTAACACCTGCGTGGGTGTCATTTAATATAGCGATCTTAATAATTTAGTCCTCTATTGGATTCGGTTCTTCTTCAGAGAAGTTTGTTTCCAAATTGTTCTTTTTGCTTGCTGCTCTTTTTGATTTTCGGGGTGCATACTCTACGTGATTCATGTGTTCCTGTAACCATTCGACATTTGTATTCGTGAGCATGGGGTCATGTTGACCATCTATAGTAGAAAACGAATCCATAGTGATACTTGATTCCATGGTTGATTTCTGTTTAATGTAGACTTGTTTCTTTTCCTTTTGTATTCTTCGTAGGAAAGCATAGTAACAAATCTGAGTAACATATGCGAATGCATTGTTAGACTTTTCTGTATTGAAATTCCCGATGTATTGTATGCAGTTTTCGATTGCATCACAAATCATCTCGTCTCTATATGTGTAGTTTATAAAGTTAGGTCTAGTCGATAGTCGAGTAGAAATCTTATAGATACACTCACCGATATACTCTGACATACGAGGTTTCTCGGTTTCGTTTTCTTTTGAAGCTTTAAGGAGTACAACATATTCTGCAACAGCAATTGTGAAATCTTTGTTGGATACGTAATGGACTGCTTTCTTTGGGTCTTTCTTGATTGCTTTTTTAGTAGTCATACCTCTATTATACGGATAAATCGGGTATTGACAAGGGGGTTTTTAGTGATTATTGAATTTAATTAATTTGAAGTATTTTGAGAAACCCACTTGACTCCTCAGAAATCTGTGTTAAAATTAATATGTCCCAAGGGGAATATACTAATAAGGGATACAGGACGTGTCACCTTATTCTTCTTCATACATTTATTTAGGGTTGCAAAATTAGTGCAAAGAATTACCTCTGCACTGGGTTTTGGGTGTTGTTTTAATATCCCTTGATTGTTGTGATCATCACAAGAAATGGGAGGGCAAACGGAAGAGTCAACAGCACTAGAAATTCGATAGTGTCACAAATCTTACAGACGAATCTGTTATCTGAAACTTCTCTAGCTTTTCGTACCATGCTCTTCGCAATCATAATTGCTGTGGACATGGTTTTCCTTTAGTTATATAAGTTATTTGTATATTTAATTATACACGGATATTTAGACAAACAAAAAGTGCATCATTTGATCAATGCAATAATGCTTTATCCATAGGTGGAGTAAGGTCATCCATCAATTCTTCATCTTCAAAAGCATCCAACTCTTCGTCTGTCATATTCTCTAACATGGCACCAACTGTTCGTGATACCATCTCCTTAGTAGGCATCTTGTTAGTTAATGGAATTGTTTCAGACTCTACCATGGTTAACCATCTAGAAGATGCTTCATCGTAAAACGGTATGAACTGTTCATTCAAGTTACTTCTATGCATCACATCATCTCTTGCAATGGTGATAATAGAATCTTTACTTAAAGGTGCGTATGGTATGAACGTAGCAAGAGTTTCCATAGCTCCCATCTTAGTCAATTGACATATCATTGGGAGTGTGATTTCAATCCACTCATCCATGTCCTTTATCATTCCACAGATTTCAGAACCAGTCCTAAGTTTTACAACTTCATATTTCATTCTCGGCCTCCTCATTGTGGTATGACATAATTTCATCACTCACCTTTGTTTCCCATACCCATGGAAAGAACCCATGAACAATAAGAATGAATGCCATTCTCCATGCATGAGCAAGATGTTTGAAGTACCCCATATGTATATCGTTTAAATGTTTCATTTTAAATTGAACTGTTTAATCTCATATGAAAATCCTTCTTCGTTGTATATATTTATACGTTCTTTAAGGTGCTTCAGGGTATAATTGTTACATTGTAGGTCATCTGCAATATCAAACAATCTCATGGTGGTCTTTCCCTCAGCCTTTCTTAGACCCCTACCAATTGATTGTAAGTTCCTAATTCGTGATTTAGATGGGGATGCAAAGACTACATTATCTATCTTCTTAATGTTTACACCTGTAGAGAAGGTTCCATATGATGCAAGTATAACATTATCGTTTGCTTTCTCAACAAGGACTCTCACCTCTTCTCGGTCTTTCACATCTGTTCCACCGTACACATAGTGTAACTGATCATCCAATCGTTTCATCATTTTGTTGTGTAGGACAGCACCGTGTTTCTCTACGTACTGGAATAACACCAAGGTGTTTCCTTTAAGACTGTACACGAGGTTGCATATAAAGTCATTTCTACCTTCGTGAGATACGAGATAATCCATCTCATCCACATAGGTAGTTTTCTTCTGTTTAGTATGACGTAGTATGACACAATCTATAGAAAGATTTGCAATCGTTCCCTCATCCATCAATTCTTTTGTAGTTATGACTTTCTTCACTGGGCCAAACAAACCTTCCAGTTGTAGTCTGTGGACTTCACTTCCGTCCAGTGTACCTGTCGTACCAATTCGTATTGCAGTGTCCTTCATCTTCTCTAGGATACCCTTCAGTACATCTGCTTTAAATAAATGTGCCTCGTCTCCTACAACCATTCCAAATGATTGAAGTACTTCTTTGGGGGCTTTTGCAAATGACTGCCATGTTGTAATGGTAATGTCTGCATCGAAGACTGGTTGTTTAGAATAGATTTTACAGATCGGGTCTTTGTAACCGTACTCCTGAAAATCTTTTGTCATCTGTTCTACAAGTGATGTAGTAGGAACAATGATGACAGTTTTAGTATTAAACCATCGTACCAACATATAAATGATAAGTGACTTTCCACTTGCTGTTGGAGATAATAGTAATTGCCGTCCATATCCGATTGCACTTTTGAATGCCTCTAATTGGTAGTCTCTAGGAACCATTGGAATGTCCCACGACTTTAGTTGTTGTTTGAACTCCTTTTCTACTTCAGGCAAGTTTCTAATCTTCTCACCTATTACATCATGCACCCCCCGAAAGTCGTATCCTCGTTCTCTACAGAACTCATCAACATATGGGAGTAGACCGATATAAATTTTTCTTGTCTTGATTGAAAATAGTCTTACTTTACCATCCCAAAACCCTGAACGGAATGATGGCATGAATTTGTGATTAGGAACCATGTATGAAAAGAAATCGAACAGGTCTTTTGCCAGTCCGTCATCGGGACAATTAACTTGCATGAAGACTTCATCAAGCTTGGTTACTGTGACGATGGGTTTAGACATAGGGTTTTCCAACATACCAAACTACCAAGGATTTTCTACAGCCTGATAGTACAGGTGTTACTTGGTGATATAAGAATGATGGAAATACAATGACACTTCCTATCTCTCTGGCAGAGAATGGGACTGTTTGAATACTGTTTTCAATATTGATTGTGTTGTCTGTTTGCTTTAGACGATCAAATTGTCTATGAGGTTCTAACCACTGAAAGTGTCCACCCTCATAATCATCTGGCTCTGATAACTGAATAGTCATTGATAACTTTCTGTGCATTCCATTATCGTAGTGTATCGGCCCGGCATCTGTATGCCATGTATAGAAGTCACCACCTTTTTTTTCTTTGGGTGCATTGTAAATAGTGTACTGAGGATTTTCTTGATACTCAATGGTGTGATTCCATCGTGAATCCATGTTTGCCTGATTAAGTGCAGCTGCCATCTTCTCATTGAGGTGTGCCGGCATATGATTTTCTTCATTGATGAACCACTTGTTACCACCCTGTCTAATAGAATGGTCTGTCTTACCCTCTGAAGACGACTCTTCAGAGTCTTGGGTACGATTAGTCTGTCCAATCATTGAATTTTCAACGGCAACTTTTCAGATGCAACATGGATTTGAGCAACCTCTTCCTTTGTGAAGAATGAAGGTGCAGTCCAAATATAATTTTCTAATATCATAATTAACTCCCAGCCATGAACTTTCTCCAATCGATTGTGTTCTTAATCGTTTGGTGTCTCCAAGTAATGTTTTGCATACATTCTTTAAGAAAATCTATAGTTATTTTCAATAGTTCTTGTCGTGCTTTTAGTTGTGCTAGATCGGGGTCTGCATTATAGAAGTAGTGCATATCTGCTTTCATAACAGACACACCATCTAATGGGTCGTGTGGCCAACCTAGTTCATTAATCCTATCTGAGTCCATCTTACCGTTGTACCACAACCACTTATCTTTCAACAATAGGTTATACTTATATTCGTAAGTTTTTGCAAGGATTAGTTTACTGGTAAGTAAATCTTGGTATTTTGCGTGGAGTTTAGGGACTTCTAGAGATGCAGTATCTAATTCGATATCGTCTATCTCACAATCTTTCGTCCACTCAATTTTCAATTCATCTAAGTTCATACTATAATTATATCACGAAAAGGGGTTTTTAACTAGTGGATTCTATGTCGTAGTATGTGAATCTAAAGGTTACAGTACATGTGACTGCCTCCCCTGACTCACCTGACTTGAGTTCCATGCCACTAAGTGCAGTTGGGAAACAGTCATAGAACCTGAAGTATTTGTTGGGTATATTTTTGTTAGTGTTTGTTACTAGTGTAATCTGACTGTACTGGTTAAGGTCATTGTCTATTGAGGCAAGGACACCTCTAGTTGATTTAGAATCAGTCCACTTACTAAAGTCACCTGAGTCGTGTATAGGAACAATTGCACCAATCCAATCATAGACTTCTTTGAAGTTCTCTAAGTCTTCATCGACTAGGAATGTCACTTCAAGGTTATCGAAGGTTACTTTGTCGCCTGGGAAAAATGCATCAAGACCAACACCAGCACCAAACTCCACTTCTGTAAAGGACAGGCCAGGAATGTTTACCGACTGTACAAAGTACTCGACTGTTGGAAGTTTATCAATAATAAGTTTAAAATTATTCTTATTGAGAGTTGATTTGTTAATGCTAGCCATGTATTCTTGTTATCCTTTTAGTAGAAGAGGTATCGAAGTAATCGTTATCTCTATACTCTCTCGTTACTGTGTTCTCACATAGATATCCATCTTGGATATATGTCGTTACGGTCTTCCTAGAGATAACATCCGTTGTCTCCTCACCTTGTGGAAACGTTTCTGCTTCCCATGGCCCCTCTAGAACCTTCACTGTTTTTTTGTATTCACTCATAATATTCTCCGTATACCTATATTTAGGTAAATAAAATGGGGGTTTCCCCCCAAATCGTTACTTTTCAGTAACAAACTCATTTAGTTGTCTTGCAACTAGAATGATTTCATCTCCCATAATCTCTCTCAATGGTAAGGGTTTCTTCTCATTGGGATTGTTATCATTGTGTAGATAAACAGCATCGACTTCTCTCTGATAATTATCAGTAAGAATTCCTTGTGCTTGGGATAGTAGATCGGCTCGGATTTCGAACCCTGATTTTGTGGACATAATAGTCTCCTGTGTGTATGTAAGATTATTCTTACACTAGTATTTAGACAAACAAAAAAGACTTGACAATGACCCTCATTTTTTGGTATACTATGTATATAATGAGGAAATCAGGTATGAAAAAAATAAAAAAACTTGGACTATTGGATAAGGACTTTCTACAAGGATTGTCATTGTTTCTATTTGCACTTATAACTAGTGGTGTTTCATGAAAAAACAAACTATAATTTTTGATGTTGATGGTACTATTGCTGATGTAGAGCATAGGAGACATCATGTTACCCAACAACCTACCGACTGGAAATCATTCAAAGAACAGACTAGATTTGACACTCCTGTACAATGGGTGTGTGACCTTGCAAAGAAACACATTGAAGACGGACATGATGTTGCATTCTTCTCTGCAAGAAACGAGTCACAAAGAAGTCTTACTGAAGCTCAGATTGATGAGTGGATTGGTAAGGGTCATCAAGGATTGTTCCTTAGACCCGAAGGTGACTTCAGACCCGATGAAGTGTTCAAGTCCGACCTTGCAGATAAATTCGAAGAGTTTGGTGGTAAGATTGACCTTGTATACGATGACAGAAACAAAGTTGTTGCAATGTGGAAGGCAAGAGGTATCACTGTTGTTCAAGTTGCAGAGGGTGACTTCTGATACTGCAACGTGCCACTGCAAAGCCAAAAAAAAAGGACTCGAAAGAGTCCTTTTTAGTATTACCGAAGTAATGAGGTTAAGAATAACCTTACAGAATGTTTGACACTGCAAATTTTCTGTAATACTGGTTAGTTCCAGCAGTAGCAAGTCCGTCAGAAGGTGTAGCACCTACGAATGGATTTGTTACCATACCATATCTAGTTTTGAAACCGATTTTTGGTTGGAATGTGTTCTCACCAACTGCACGAACCATTTGTAATGGAACGTATGGGCAGTAGAATAAGCCAGCATCATAAGGGTTTGAACCTCTGTAACCAACTGTCAAGTAATCAACACCAGCATATGGGTCGATATAAACTTTAACACGTCCGTTTAGAAGACCAGCAAAAGTATTACCAGTATCGTCAACGTTAAGGTTAGTAGAAAGAGCAGGAGCGTAATCTAATACACCAGCCATTGAAAGTGCAGAAGCAACATCAGATGAACAGATAATAAAGTTACCTTTTCCTCTTCTTGTTTCTTTAGCAATTTTGTTAGACTCTCTTTCGATTTGGAACAATAGACCTTTAAATTTCTCAACAGACCATCTTCCGTTTGCATCTACGTCAAGGTTGAAAGTACCTGCACTAGCTGTATCGGCTGCACCGAGTTTGGCTTGTGAGTTTACTGTTCTAACAACTTCTCTGTTGATTTCCGCAAGAATTTCTGATGAAAGAATATTTGCAAGTTCTGATTCCGCATCAAGACCGTGGATTGCTTTAAGGTCTTGTGCTAATTCTAGTGTGTATTCTGCTTTCAATGCTCTTGACTTTGCAGTAACAGTAGCTTTCTCGATAGAGAATGCCATTGAAGCAAAACCGTTTGCAGTTGCATCACCTAATGCTTCAGCCTGAGCTGTAGTCATACCAGTACCAGTCGTATCTTCATACGAAGGACTTGAAGTATCAAAAGGGTCTGAGATTTGAACATTAACACCAGCTTTACCACTTTCAGGTGATGCAGTTGATGAGAATTCAGTATCAACTTCGTTGACACCCATAGCTTCTGTTTTAGATAATATAGCAGATTGAGTCATGTAGTCATTATATCTTGCTTTCATAGCAAAGATAAGACCAGTAGGCCCAGTCATTGGTTGAACACCGCAAATGTCGTAAGCAACGAGATTTGGCATAGCTCTACGAACTAATGAGATCAAAATCGGATCCCAGTTAGAAATCGCACTACCAGTAGCATTTAAAGGTGCTGCCTCACCAAGGTTAACTCTATCTTCATTAAGAGCCTTTTCTTGGTTTTCAAGAATAACAGCAGTTACAGCACGTTTGTAGTTATCTTCGATCTTTGGAAGATCGGAGTGTTCTAGAATCGGTGACCACTTTTCTTGTAAGTTTTCTGATAAAAACATTTTATTTTCCTTTAAAAAAAATAACCTAAGACCTATAGAGGTCTGTGGTTACTAATTGCTTGTGAATATCTAGCAAGTATTGGGTCAAGAACTTTCTCGGTCTTTTCAACTTCGAATTCATTTGCCCCTTCAACTACTAGAGTTTCTTCAACTATCTTTTGACCACCTTCAGCAGGGAAGTACGCATTCTTAACTTCAGAAATCTTCTCAGCGAAGTCCTCTTCAGTTTTGTACTCAACACCTTCTGCAAGTGAAGATAATTTCTCTTTTTGTGAATCAGTTAAGTCCGAAGACGCAGCTGATATCACGTTCACTCTCTTGAGTGTTTCTAATTCTTCAGTGATGTCCATATTGTTCTGAACTTCACCATCCAATTTAGATTCCATCTCATCGAGACGATTTGCGAGTTCATCAATAACATTGTACTTGTCTTCAGGAACGTCAACATAATGTTCTACGAACAATGTCTTCAGTCCTTCAATGAAGTTTTCTGTCATTTCTGATCTCAAACCACGTTCTATTGCGAGTTCGTTTTCTTTCGTCCACTCTTCTGCACAATATGTTAAGTACTTATCAACTGCTTCCGCAAGGTCGCCTTTGACAGTCTCAACTGTGGTTTTTAATTCTTCTGAGTATTGAGCTCTAAGAGTCTCAGATACTTCCTGCACCTTACTAGAAACTGCAGCTTTGAATATTGTTTTTGCTTTCTCAGCATTTTCTTCAGAAAGTTCTAATGCTTCTGAAATTGCAGATAGGTCGTCATCTATTTCAATTTCTACCAAAGATGATTCAAGTTCAAGAGAAGTTTCCACTTCTTCTTTTACTTCTTCTTCGTCTTCGTCTGCTTCTTCTTCTTTCTTATTAAAACCTTCAAGAACTTTAGCAACTGCTTCTTCGTCCATAGACTTCAAAGACTCTACTACTTTTCTTGCTGTTTCAGCCTTTGTCAAACTTTCGTCAACTTCCTCTTCTGATACTGTTCCCAGTACAGACGAGATTTCTTCCTTAGTCATTTCCTTCATGTTGTTGACGATAGCTTTGATCGATTCCATCTTAGTAGATTTCTGAACGTCTTTACTAGACTCTTTCTCATCTTCTTTGATTGAATCTGCTTTGTCAGCTTTACCAGCATTCTTCTGTTGTGGGTCGTTCGATACGACTTTCACTCCAGCTTCTGCCTTCTTTTGCGCTGCAACAGCTTTGTCAACAGGATTTTCTTCGGGTTTGACGACATCAACTTTACCTTGACCAATAGTCGCAGCATCTGATGAACCTTGTTTGACTGTTTTTGAATCCCCTTTCTCGGCTTTAGAATCAGGTTGACCTGCTTCTTGTATGCCTTCTAGGTTGTTTTCTAAATCTGCCATTTTTTACTCCTGTTATTAATTCTTAATGAACTACTTAATTTATTTATATGTTAGAGGTTCTCAACGAACCTTTTCCATAGATTTAACTTAGTTTCTTCTAAGTTATTTAGTCGTGCAG